ACAAAATAATCGTAAGCGATTTCGGCAGTATTCTGTCTGTTATAAGGATCAGCACATCTCTCATACCCTCTAGCAAAATAAATTGATGCTTCACTAGCGCTATTTGAATTAATGAACTGTGTATAGGACACGGAGCTATATTCAAATTCCTCTTCTATAGTAGCATTTAAATAATCTAATTGCTCCTGGAGGTTAGCTCCATTCACTTCCCAATGATAAGAAGTTGACCATTGACATACTCCATAAAAATTATCACCATAAACATATTCATTAATTGATAAAGAGTGGCCGCCAGCCTCTACCATCATGTTTCCCACTATACCAGACGCGCAATAATCGCTCAATTCCATTTCTTCGGTTAGATATAAATAAATTGTAGTTGCAGTAGGATATTGCGCTTTTTTATCTTTCCAATCATTTACCTCTGAGAGATATTTATCTCTTATTTTAACCAATCGTATTATTTCTGCATTTACTTTTTCTTGATTACTATAATTTGTATGGAATAAGCTAGTAATAATGTTATCCGCCATTGAAGCCTACTCTTTCTTCTCTCCTAAGGTGGCTTCTTCATAATAATCAATAACATAATCTTTTTCAAAATATGATAAAACTGCCGGAGTGGGAGTTAATGGAGGTATTAAAGTTCCTTCTATAGTCGGCTCATACAGAACCACCTTTACGCTCTATTCTTCAGTTTCTATTATATATACTAAAAAGGGGGCTATACAAACATTAAAAATGATAAATATTAATAGAATAAAAGCAATTACTATTTTTTCTATATACTATTTCAAAACTAATATTCTGCCTTTCTAACTATTTCATAATCTTTAATTAAAATTTGCCCCATTTGATTATAATCGTTGATAGAACAAGTACCTAAGATGTTGAGAGTTATACAACCCTCTCCAGGATACAACGCTTCAAACTCCTCAGGAGAAGATTTCAAATTGACGAAGCTTAATCCACTGGTATTTTCTATCTTTAAAACTTTTTCTTTAAAAAGTTGAATATTATCTTTGTTGACGGTTACATTCTTTACTACTACCTATGGTTCTGAGATATCCTGTCCCCACAGGTCCGCGCATTCTGCAATATCTATAATATCAAAATTAGAAACATCGCTATTTTCCCACTCAAGGTCAATATCATATTTCTAATTAAATTCCATATCCTTTAATAATTCATTTGTCTTTTGGACAAATTCATTAAAATTTGCATCGGTTATTCCACAACCAAAGGCACTGGCATGCCCTTGTGCGTACATTACTAGCCCAGTGTCCTCTAAAAAGCCGCGCAAGTCGCCAAGAGGAGAGTTAGAATAATTGCGGCCGGAGCCTTCCCAAGTAATTTGACCCGTTTGATCTCGACGATTTAATATTAAGGTCGGTCTTTGATATTTATTGGCTATCTGGTTAGCTACAAGTCCAGTTATGCCCGTATTTATTGGATTGGTATTTTTAACTATTAATAGTCTATTTTCCAATAAATTCTTTTCTTTAATTTTTTTATCTATTTCTTCAGTAATTTCATCCTTAGAACGATTTTGCCTATTGCGTATATTAATACAGTTGCGGCAGGACTGTTCTACTCGGCTTTCCATTTGTCCCTTTTTACCACGAGCTGTAGAAGGTATTAACTCATATGCCTTAAAGTCGAGCATTGATTCAAAGAGTGTTAGCTTTTCTTCGATCGTTCCTATACGAGTGACCGAGTTAATGCCTGGGGCTAAATAAAAAGCTATCTTATGAGGATTTAACTGGCCTTTGATTGAGTATTCATTTTTGATACACATAGCACGAATAAATGGGTTACTGATTGTAGTAGTGCCATTAACCATTACCCAACGAGTTTCTAGGGGTCTAAGATCCATCATATCGGCACAAACACCGAGTGCTACCAAGTCCAAAAGCTCGTAAGCATAGTTAGTATTCATAAGCTTATCAAAATAAGAACAAAACTTCCATACCATACCAACGCCTGAGAGACTCTTATTAGGATAATTTCCTAATTGGTTATTAATAACACAAGCATATTCTGAAAACTTAGGAGCTTCGTGGTGGTCAATAACCAGCACATCTATTCCTCGTTCTTGAAGCTCTTTATGAATATCATATTCATTACTACTTGAGTCAGGTGCAATTATTAACTTTTCATCTGACACTAAGTCAAGAGGTATACCATGCGCCTTACCGGGGTGTACTACATATCTAATATTCTGTTGAACAAAAGAAGGAAATAATTTATTAAAATAATTTAAGAAAAAGGCAGAAGAGGTATATCCATCACAGTCTTCGTCGACTACAAGCATCACCTTATCATCCGCGCGCACGTGGCGCATGAACATTTCAGCTCCTTCTTTTAAATGCTCAATCTTATCTAAACTTTCTACTACATCATTACTAGGATTAATCTACTCTCTTATTCCTTCTTTACTATAATCCATTCCTCTATTTCTAAAAATATTTTGCAGCGGTGTCAGGTTTCTATCAACCGGCTGCCGCAATTCCTAATTCATTTAAACACTCCTCCTTCAAACACCCTTCTCTCTTGGAATAACTTCATAAAAACCTCAGGTCCTTGGTCAACGGGTGAGTCTTTATATCCGAGATTCTCCTTATCATCAAAGATAAAGGTAATAAGAGTGTCGTTTATATGTCTATTTAATATTTTATAATAATTTTTTACCAAATGCAAGTGTTCTGCATCATTAAATTCTTTATATTGCTTATCAAAACCTATAATTATTTCTTCAACACCTAATTGTTTAAGTAAATAATACTGATATATTGTAAAACTACTTCCACAGCAGGCGACTGAAATATTATTTTCACCCCCAAAGTATGAGTCGTACTTGAGGACTGACTTTTCGCCTTCAAACACCACTGCCTTTTTGAACAACTTAATCGCTGATGCATTTTTATTCAATCCATAAAGATTATATCCAAGAGGATGATTATATAAGGTTTGACCCACACGAATGGGCCTATACTTACCATACTTCTCTGCCTCTTCCCTGCACAAAGAGCGCCCGCGCAATCCTATAAAATGATTATCAATATCAAAATGTGGTATAGTAATTACATCATTCCCAGGATAAAACCCTATTTGATATTTATCTAATGTTTCTTGTTTTATACCCTCCTTTAACCAAGGGGTAAGTTGAACATTATAATTCATTCTAGTTAAAATAGTAGGGTCATAAGGTTGAATTTGCGCAGTATAGTTTTTAAGATTTAAATTCTTTATTCTATCAAACTTATCAAAATATTCAAAATCTTCTTTAAGTAAGATAGGAGTTTCATCTTCATCCTCTTTTGGTACATCAATACCGAGTTTATATACTAAAAAAGTTACTGCTTTATCTAAGTCCCATTCTTGATGAAATTGAATATCTGCGATTTTAATGATTAATTCAAAGACATCAAACGAAGGCTCAGCGCAACCTGTGAAACAATGGAAAAGTCTACTATTTGTATAATAATACAACTTGCGCGAGGCCTCGTGGTGGGGGTGATTATGACAGATCGTACGACTAATGAGATTCCCATCGGAAGTGTATTCGGGTTCTCCTCCATACTCTTCCAATAGGTCAAAGACTTGTTCAAGAGTAATTAACTCTTTAACAGTTCTTTTATCATATCCCATTAAAACGCTCCCCCTAAATCTTCTTCAGTTATAATCTTTAAATCAGGCACATGTTGAAGTTCATAGCTATAATCAGTTACAAACATTGGTTGTATGCGGCAGGTGCTTAAGTCCGCCTTACACCAAAGATATACTCCTTTGTAACGACCACGCCTATTTTTATAAATTGACATTTTGATTGTCGGCATATCAAAAGCAGTAGATTGAAGTATCTTATTTAATTTTTCCTTGTCCGCTTCTACCACCGGCAACATAACGCTGCCCCAGTCAATCTTATCAGCGATGCTTTTTGCCCCCCTCAATAGGTTCTGGTCTGGGGTATCGGATTCAGTATACTGCCCGTTCAACTGTGTTGAACTCATAATAAATACACCATACTGGCTACATATATCTTTTAATTTAACCGATAACATAAATAATACATTATCTTCTCTTAATTTAACTCCGCCACTTCTACGAGTTATTTCTTCAAGGATTTTCATAGAAGAATGAATGTAATCATAAAATATATAATAAATCTGATGTTCTCTGATATTCTTTTTTATAATATCTTCAATATCCTGAAGTGAAAAATCCGGTTTATATTCTACATATATTTCACTTCCTTTGAGAAGTTCAGCTGCGTAGAGAACTCTTTCCTCCTCATCGCCCACATATCTACCGGTAAGTATATGGTCTTCATCAACGGCGCTCAAAAAGGCCAACATCATCGTCTGCACCTCAGACAAATCCAACTCAGTCGAAATATAAAGTGCGGGCTTCGCACTACCAGTCTTAATCCAACTACCAAACGATGGCTCATATATTTCTGAAGTACCAATGTAGCATGTATCAGCAATCATCGCACGGCTTTTACCTACTCCGGTCGGAGCTGATCGTAGGTAGAACTTACCCAGCCGCGCGCCTTTCGTTACTGTATTAATTAATGGCCCATAAAGTGGAACTCCAACTTCCGGTCTTTTCTTTAAGTTTTCAATTAATTCCTCAATACCTTCACCAGCCAAAGCCGCTTCTTCATAAACATCATCAACATACTTAATTTTTATTTTTTCAATTTTTTCATCTATCTTTTGGGCAATTTGGTCTAATGTACTGTTATCCAACTGTTCTTCTTGAAGTTGTTTCTTCTTCCCATCTAATATATTATCTGGGTCAAAGATAAATCTAACATCAAGACCAATATTATCATATGCTCTTAAAAGAGTGAACTTTTTCAAACGATTATAATAATAATCGAATGAATCTTCTATCGCACTTTCTGCGGTGCGGAGGAGCCATTCATCTCCCTTATTTTGTTTATAAATTCCTTCTGCTTTTGGACGGTCTGCTAGGAAGTCTGCGATATTCTCTAAGTTTATCTTTTTAGCTCCAAGCTCATATAATTTATAGATAGAACCAAATACGATTTTATGAAACTCAGACGGAAAATCATCCTCTGTTATCGAATACTTATCGGTATCATCCAACAGAGAAGGATTATTATAAACATTACCTATTACTTGAAGAATGGCTGTAGAATCTGTATATTTAGAAGCCATTAATCTTTCTCCTTATCTAAAAATGAAAATAATCTTCTCTTACGAGGTTTGGGTTGCGGCGGTGGTATAGTGATTTCTACTACTTCGGGTATATAATCTTCAATTTTCTTATCTATGTTAAGCTGCTGCGCTTGCCATATTGCATAATAATGATTAAGAGCTTCTTGGTAAGTATAAGGTATAATACCGATACTACCTTTAGCTTTAGACACAGGATTTTTCTTTACTTCAAAGAAATATACCAAAGTTTTTAACATACCACTCCAAGTGTAGTTATATTTTTTAATATAACCTTCTGCGAGTCGTTTCGTGCGGACAAAGTCAAAATCTTTTCCAAAAACTTGTTTACAATAGTCATAAAACTTACTTTGTTCATTTTCAAGTTTCTTTTCTTCTTCTGACCGATTTTGAGCACACGAAAAATGAGCCTAACGATTTTTAATCTTAACATTAGGCTCTTTGTCTCTGTCAAACCGCTGGCCGCAATACAAACATATTACTGGATGCGCCATCGTGCTTTATTCTCCTTTTTACATATTTCATACTTATATTATATCATAAAATTTTATAAAAAGCAAATGGGGAGTGGTATTACCCACCCCCCATTAATTAAAGTACTGAACCAAACTCGTCTTTCATTTCACCTACAATTAAGTAAATAAACTCTGCCTGGTCTCTAGTTGTTTCGCTCACCTTCTTGTTCTTGCCAAGAATCTTGCTAACAATCTGTGTTACTCTTGGCCCGTAGTATGTCGAGTCTTTACTCATTAGTTTACCGGCCAAATCATTGAACTCTGCCATAAGTGCGTCATAATCATATTCAACAGCAGTAGCAGGAGCTTCTTCACGCTTTTCAGTAACATATTTATTATCGTTTTCTTTAGCTTCCTTGTCAATAGCTTCATTCATAGCATCTACAAGAGCTTGATAATCAAGAGAAATTTCAGGTTTTATATACCTGAATCTACATCCAGCATCTACTGTGCCATCCAAGGAACGAAGAATAAGCTTACGCTCCTTAGAGGCTTCATCAATAGTAGCATAACAGTAAATATCTGCCATAGCTTTAATTATATCATTCGCAGACTTCTGTACTGTTGGGACCGTTTGGTTATATTCTGTACCATCCTTACGCTTAAATGTCTTATCAGAATCATGAGATATAAATACAAGTGCCTAACCCAGGTTTGTGATAGTGCGGAAAGTGTCCTCAAGTTCCTTCTTATACTTCGCCCATCCATTCACAGTCCAACCACCTTCGCCCAATGACTCGATACCAAGCTGGTTGCAAATGTATTTATCACAGTAACTAGCTGCTACATCAATAGTATCAATAGCAACTGTTTTGAATCTTTCCTTTACTTCGGGCTTTTTCAATTCTCTAACAACTTCTTTAATATCACCCCAACGAGTAATATCTTGAGCCATTACACCCGGTAATGCGTTATAGCCCTTCTCCGTTGCAAGAAGCAGTACTCCAGGAAATTTGGAGACGAGCGTAGTCTTACCGACTTTCAATTTGTTATCCTACTGGCTTTTTATCCAATAGCTCTAGTGTTTATTATTCACACTAGTTCAGCATATCTTTTCATCTCTAACTTGTGAGATGTGTAGTCTCGTGGAATCTTATATCTTTTTAAGTATTTCTTCAAATTTATCTTTTTTTCTTTGTAAAAACCAACTATCTTTAGTATAAAGTATTTTATAAATTTCCTTTGTAGCATTAGTGCTATACTGAAAATAATAAAGTTTTTCTTTTCTTTGTGCTGTTAAAACACTAACTTTAGGAATATTATATTCTTCATACAAAAAATCAATAATCCAATATAAAATTTCCGGTGTTGCGGAACAAATTTGCCACCTCAGAGCTTTGTTGGAAGTTAAATAATTTACAGAGCCATCCCCATCAAAATATCCTCGAATATAATCTATCCAATATTTTCTTTCTAGTTTTGTTGGGGGTAAGAGTTTAAAAGTTTTTTGTGGAATAATAGAATATTTTTTTAATTCTTCTTTTACTTTCTGTGAAGTAAATACCCACTTAACGACTGAAAAACCTTCATTTGTAGTATATGCGTTTATTTCTCTTCCGCCTATAACACTTCTAAATTGTTCTAATTGTTGTTTATCGACTGCGCTTAATCCTATACCTATTTCATTATTATCTTTACGAATATATCCATCTGATGCTAAAAAGCCTAAAAAATAAGCTAAATTAGAAGATTGATTAAAGAAAAAATTTTCATTTACTGGATATTTTCTTTGGTTTTGAGGCAAGGCAATGTTTGTTTCAGCATGACTCTTGTAAATATTTAATTCCTTTAATAATTCTCTAAGCGTATCCTGTCCACAATGCACAGCTTTTTCACAGTCTTTTATCGTTCCACCGTTAGAATAAATAGAACGAACTAATTCTTTTTCTTCTTGGGTGAATTCTCTTTTACAAGCGGAATTGCTAACTCCTGTTCTTAGTTGACCTCTACTGTGATTTATACCATATTTATCTAAAATTGCTGTTATCATTCTAGCATTGTGGTGATACTTTTTGGCTAATTTAGTTATGCAAATTTTATTTACAGTATAATCGTTAATTATACTTTTTTCTTCTTTGATATTCACACTGAACATCCTCCTTAACTTAAAAAGTTTAACAATTCTATGCGTTGCGCGTGGCTGGGTTTTTACACCCAGCCTTCCGCTCTGATTCTCATTCCAGAGTTCCAGATTTTTACTACATTATCTCTAAGCGTTGCCACTTAGAGGCCCAATGTCTTAGGCGCTCCATAAAGGTAAGTTATGTAACCTGACAAATCCCTGCTCACTTTATGCGGTTCTATCGCAAGTAAGTTAATCATTTACATTTACCTCCTTTTAATTAAAACTCAAAAGTGGTTGCTGTATTCTTTGCAGGAGCAGCCGCGATTGCGTTACCCTGAGATTCCTTATACTCATCATATCTCTTCTTGACTTCAGCAAGATAAATCTGACGATCCTGCATAGCCTTTGTAAGCTCTGCGGCTGTAATGGTTTCCTCACTATCCCACTCAAAAGGTTCAGCCTGGGCCCAAGTGATAACCCAATCTCTACGAGTAGAGTTGACTTCACGAACCTCATCACCAAAAGCACCCTCTTGAGTGATTGTTCTCTTAACTACTTCAGAAATTTCAGTTCCCTTAACTCTTGTGAATACAGGATTCTTAGCAGAAGGCTCGAGACCTTCGAAATAATCAATAGCCTGAGGTGCTGTTACCGAGAACTCTACAGGAAGAAGAGCATTTCTAAAATCAAAAATTGCTCCCTTAATAATTCCCTTCTCAGGAAGGTCTCTCTCAGGATCGGCTTCTCTACGAGTCATACCCGTAATAACAATATCTGCTGTAAAATTGTTACGATCCTTGTCTGCGGCCTTAAGACCCTTGACGATTCTAATGAAACCACCCTCGTTCCTCTTTGCAGAAACAAGTCTAGGCTCTCCATTCTCGTCCTTATCTCTATCAGAATAGAAATCGTTAAGACCAATATTTGTATCAATACTTACTTTTGTTGCTACATCAGAGCCATCGGCCATACAAGTAAGATACTTTCCATCAATAATGTCATTAAGAACCTTAAAGTTAGGATTATCCTTACCAGAAGAGCCATACTTAGCTGTAACATAAGTATAATGTACTGTTACAATGTTGGTTATATTATCGTCAGTCGCTACATCCAAAGTACCGGAAATAAACTGTGTGCCAGGTGCCTTAGAATTAGGACCAGTAGTCTTCAAACTTAAATTGTGCTGATAAAGTCTACCTTCCAAATGTACATTATTCTTTAAATCTTTCTTCATTATTCTTGTTCTCCTTCAATGTTATAATTTTTTCCTTTTTCGGTAATCGAATAAATCGTGGGGTTCTCTCCAAACTTTTCTACAAATCCATCGTTTACCAGCTTTCTCAAAGCTCCAGATACCGTGCGGCTGGACAGCCCAATACCTTCACCGATATCTCTCGCCTTAAAAGTAAGTGAGTCAGCCGTCTGCAAATATTTCAAGACAAGCGCTCCATTTTCTGTTAATCCTGTCTGCTTTTTGGTATTTTCTCTTAGGGCTTCAATATAAGCCATAATTTTTTCATTACCCTTTTCCTCTACAACTTGCGGCGCTGCTTTCATAAGTGCATCCAAAAAATCCATAAATTCTTGTTTCATTTTTATAACTTACTCACTTTCTTTATCATTCATATATATATTATAACAAATTTTTTATTAATTGTCAACTATGAATTCTTGAGCCTATGGTAGCTCTTTTACTATCGTATCAAGAAAGGTGTGCCACTCGGTTAAACGATGGTTCTTTCTTTGATGATAGATATTTCGCAATATTTCATAGTTTCCTGTCCATGTTCTAGTCTGCAACCAACTGTTAGGTAGTATGCGGAGAAGCTCTTTCCAATAGCGAATATCTTTAGTTTCAAGATATTTGAGGCGGAGCTGCTCACAATATCTCAATAGGTTAGCCCAGGCTGTAGTGCCCGTTAAATCATCACCTATAAGAATTTCTCCTACCATATCATCTGTTTCAAAACAGTTAATAGTTATGGGGGTAGAAGCAAGTTTGTGCATCTTCGAGGTACTGTTCGCTGTCGTACCAACTTTCTAAGTGTCCATTTCACTCCACCAATACATCGGTGCTGTAATATCCATAGAAACAAAGACCTGACGCATCCACTTACGATGTTCTGATCCTGCTGCGCACAGACGCTTAGCTAAATCCAAATCATTAGGACCTAAGACTGGCTTACCAGACAATGTCATCATTTCTGTGTCATTCTTAGGCCAGCTGTTCATGGGATTCCTCATACCGCGCATCGCCGCCGGCCAATTAAATGTTTCTATATTTTTTACTTCCATTAACTTCCTCCTCTAGTTACATTCTAACCATAATTAGTAGTATCCTAGAACTCTATCTAAAATTTTTCTCGTTCATTAAGTTGTTCCGAAGAACACTCTTCTAAAACTTCAAAAGTGAAATTCTCTACTCCAAAAGCAAGCATAGCTGGATATAATTTATTGCGGGTCGGTGTTTCAGCACCTAGGCCTGTTTTAATATGTGTAGACCATCTATCTCGCAGATCTACTGCCTGTCCGATCTATGCCATCCCATTAGACAGATTAGTTATTTTATAAATACCAGTATGGCGGCCGGAGCCTATAACACGCCCTGAAAGCTCTGACCAGGGATTTCTAAAATACTAAGTCCATATCATCTTATTTAGTGGGATGGGGTCGCGCAATTCCTTACTAATTTCTCTTAACTTTTGGACTTCTTTTAAATCTGCTTCAGATATTTGAAGTTTATAGAAGTCAGCCTTAGCCTTTATTTCTTCTGCTCGTTTATTTTCTTCAATAATACAAAAATATTTACTTTGCAGTTCTTGTAAAGCTGTTTCAAGATCGGTTATGGTCGTCTTTTTATCTTCTATAGTTTCATTTAAACTAAGAGCGCACTCTGTTACAAAAGAATCATATTCTTGTTGGATTTGCTCTAATGCTTCAGCTAATTTTTCTCTTTCTACCTCAGCGGTTTTTTCTAGGCTTTCACCTATAGTAATTTCTGCCGCCTTAGCCGACTTTTTAAGCTCTTCTTCTATACTTCGTTTTCTATTTTCTAATATATCGTTGAGCTGAGTTAAATTTTTTGAAGCTTCTTCAATATCTTTCTGCTTTTGGGTTTTAGAACCATTTAGATTAGCGATTTCTATCTCTAATCTAGCTTTTACCTTTTGGTTCTCTTCATTCTCCTTTATCACCGAGCGGTCTAAACTTTGTACCGATTTAAGTTTCGGTTTAAGCACTAACTAAGTGGTTATCGCGCTAGTAAAGACCGCTATTAATACTAATATTAGCGTAACCATAAATTAAAAAGTGGGGAGGGTATAAATGCCCTCCCCATAAGTTAATGCTTTATATTACTCAGCAGAAGCGAGAGCATCTACGTCTGCGGCCATACCAGCGTCGTTAAGGAAAAGCTGCTTGCCCTCGATAGTAGTACCATCCTCAAGCTCAACCTTTACCTTCTCCTCGGAGCGATAACCGAACTCCTTGCGCTGAATACCCATTGTGAAAGCACCGTTAACCTGCTTTACACCAAGACCTGTAGCGTCTGCGATCTCCTGTGCTGTAAGTCCCTCATTGTGTCCCTGTAAATACTTAAATACTGTCTGTGTGTTCTCTGACATTGCCATAATTTTGTTTCTCCTTTAAATGTTTAAAATATTTTTATATAAAAACAATAAATAAATCGCCCATAACTTCAATCTAAATATTGTTTTAAACTAAATTAATTAGAAAGAAACTCTTGTATATAACTATCAAGAATTAACATATCTTCCATATCATAAATCTTTTCGGTCAATCGAATAACTTCATTCTGTGCTTCAGACCTAGTAAATGAGTCTTCGGTTGTTTGTATGATACGCTCCTTAGAGGCTATTTCCTCTGCGAGTCTTCGCAATTCTTTCTTCTTCATATTGTTCCTTTCTTTTCATATATTATATCAAAAATTTTTTGAAATTTCAAGTCAAGAATCTTTTTATGAAATCTTGCTCTGAAATTATCTCTACTCCAAGCTTTTGAGCTGTTACATTCTTAGACGAACCACTTGTTGCGTCGTT